TTCACTCAAACAAGTCCACACGTGTGAACATAACAGGCTCAGCCCAAAGGCTGCAGAAGCGTAACCTCTCACAGAAAGTATGTGAGAAGTACAAAATCTACCGTGATGGTGATAAGCTCCGCTTTTACTATCATGACGAATCAGGCATCGTCAAAGGTGCCAAGGTAAAAACAAAGGGTAAATCATTCTCGTATGAGGGTGAGGTACCTGGTACATTCTTCGGACAACATCTCTACCCTACTACTGGTAAACGTATCGTCATCTTTGAAGGCGAGATGGATGCAGCTAGTGGGTCAGAATGTATGCCAGGATGGCCAATGGTTTCTGTACCATCAGGCGCAGCTGGTGCTAAGAAGGCTGTACAGAAACAACTCCCATTGCTGCAAGGCTACGATGAGATTGTTCTCTTTTATGACAATGACCAACCAGGTCGCCAAGCCGCTGAAGAGTGTGCTAGTGTACTACCGCCTGGTAAGGTCAAGATTGCACACCTCCAAGGCGACTACAAGGACGCATCAGACGCCCTCCAAGCCAATGACTCAGACGCTGTATGCCGAGCTATCTGGGACGCCAAGCCGTTCCGTCCTGATGGCATTGTCGATGGCAAAACTCTTTTAGATCTTGTAACTACACCATCACCTGCTGCAGATCATGACTACCCATTTCAAGGACTACAATCAAAGCTTCACGGGATCAGGTATGGAGAGCTTGTCACAATCACTGCAGGATCTGGCATCGGCAAATCCAGCTTCTGTCGTGAACTTGCAACTAACCTTCTTTCAAAAGGAGAACGGGTCGGTTACTTGGCGTTGGAAGAATCCAACCGCCGTACGGCTCTAGGATTAATTAGTTCGCATGTTGGCAAGTCGCTGCATTTAGGAGAACACACCCATGAAGAACTTACGGCGGCTTTTGACGCCACAATGGCTAATTGGAACCTGTATCTTTTTGATGGCTTCGGGAGCTATGATCCTGATGTTATCTATAATCGCATTGAGTACCTGGCATCAGGTCTCGACTGTAGAATCATTTTCCTGGATCACCTCTCCATCCTCCTTTCTGGGCTTGACGGAGACGAACGGCGGATGATAGATACCACAATGACTAAGCTCAGGTCGCTCGTGGAGCGCACTGGCATAGCGTTGTTCTTGGTGTCTCACCTCAAACGTACATCATCGGATCAGAACCATGAAGAAGGAGCACGAGTTACGCTCGGACAACTGCGCGGATCTGCTGCAATCGCTCAACTCAGCGACGCGTGTATTGGATTGGAAAGAGATCAACAATCCAACAAAGCTGGAGGTTCTACGACTGTTAGAATCCTTAAAAATCGTTATTCGGGCGAAACTGGAGTAGCCTGTGAGCTGAGCTACGATCTACCTACCTGTAAATTCTATGAAACTCAACCAGAACCAGAATTCGATGCAGCAACCGACTTCTGATGAAGAAATGTACGCATACTTTGAAGCGACTACCAGTGACTGGACTGAAGCCCAAGAGCTTTACGACGATTGGCAGAGATCTCAGATTTATCCGTACAACTTGAGAGTCCCTAATCGACCCACCCCTGAAATGATTGAACGTGCTCAATTCAAAGACAAAACGTTCAAATGGAATGGGAAGTGAGTCTAATCTTTGACATAGAAACAAACGGTCTATTGCATGATGTTAGTACCATCCACTGCCTTGCTATCCACGATCTCTCGACAGATCAAACGCTTGCGTACAATGATACGGGGTCCAGTGAGCCGATATCAAGAGGTTTGCAAAGACTCCAAGATGCGGACAGGATTATTGGGCATAACATTATTGGTTACGACATTCCTGTTATTCGCAAACTTTACCCTTGGTTTGGTAAGCCTGCTTATATGGTCGATACTCTACTCCTTAGCAGACTCTACCACCCCGACATGATCAACTTGGATAAGAAGCGTACCTGGGATGGTATGCCTCTCAAGTTGTATGGTAAACACTCACTTGAATCTTACGGCTACAGATTAGATGAACGTAAAGGTGACTACGGTTCCACTTCTGATTGGACGGAATGGTCCCAGGAGATGGAAGACTATTGCATACAAGACGTTCACGTTACCACCAAACTATGGAAACACTTCCAGCCTTACCTGAATGGGTCGCGCTAGAACACGAAGTACAACAAATCCTTACCGAACAAGAGATTCATGGATGGGCTTTTGATGAGAACGCTGCATGGCAACTTGCATCTTCTCTCACCAGAGAACTACGAGAAACTGAAGAATTACTACGAAACCGGCACCCTTTCGTCCGAGGATCGGAATTCACTCCTAAACGAGATAACCGCACGCAAGGATATGTCAAGGGTGCATCCTTTACTCGACTGAAAGAACTCAACACATCATCACGGGACCATATATCATGGATCTTGCAACAATTCTATGGCTGGACTCCGAGCCAGAAGACGACTACTGGGAAACCTGTTATCGACGAGGTGATCCTGAAGGAGATGAATTCGGAAGTAGCGACGATGTTCCTCCGGATTTTGACGATAACGAAGATGCTTGGAATGATCAGCGAAGGCGCGAACGCCTGGCTGAAGTTGAGTACGAGTGCTAAAAGAATCCACCACCATTGCAGTGTAGCAACTAACACACATCGCTGCGCCCACCGTAACCCAAATTTAGGGCAAGTTCCATCAGATGAAAGATTTAGAAAACTCTTCATACCAAGTCCGGGTCTACATATGGTTGGCGCTGATCTTAGCGGCATCGAGCTTCGTATGCTCGCTCATTATCTTGCAAGGTATGACGGAGGAAGATACGCGAGACTATTACTTGAGGATGACATCCATCAGATCAACGCTGACAAAATCGGCATCTCAAGACGACAAGTAAAAACCGTAACGTACGCATTTTTGTACGGTGCAGGTGACGAAAAAATTGGACACTCTTATGACCAACAGTTATCAACCACTGCTGCGAAAAAGAAAGGGAAAGAGATTCGTGCAGCGTATGTTGACGCGGTTGATGGATTGGATGCTCTACTCACAGCTATTAAGAAAGCTGCAGAGAGAGGGTTCATCAAGTCTATCGATGGACGAAAAATTAACGTTGACTCGCCTCACAAAGCCCTGAACTACTGCTTGCAGTCAGGAGCGGGTGTCATCGCGAAGCGGTGGATGGTGATCAACCAAGAGACAATGAGAGAAGCGAAGATATGTGCTTCTCAACTAGGATTTATTCATGACGAGCTACAGTTCGAGTGTGCCCCTGAGCACATCGGAGACCTATCTACATCCCTGGTATATAGCGCTACAGCGGCTGGGGAATACTACAACATGCGAATCCGCATCGACGCGGAAGCAACACACGGAAACAACTGGAGTGAAACCCACTAATGTACAGCAAGAAAAGCAAGACTGAGATCAAATCAGTCGCAAAGAAAACCCGCCAAGGACAAGGACGCAACTCCAAACCCAAGGGTGATAGGAAACCCTACCGGGGGCAAGGCAGGTGAAGCTACTTGTAGACGCTGATTACGTGGTCTACAAATGCTGTGCTGCTGCCGAAACAGAAATTGATTGGGGCAATGATGTAATTCTTGTAACAAGTAAATTTAGTGATGCTTATGCTGCTGTCAAGCGTGAGCTGCTCAAAATTATCAACAATTTTCTATGGGATGTACCTGAATTAGTTCTGTTCTTTAGCGATAGTGTAAACTTTCGTAAATCTATCCAGCCCGCATACAAAGGGCATCGCAATCGTAAGAAACCTTGCGGTTACAAACGTGTGATCAACCGGCTCAAGACTGAGTACGAAGTTGTTATCATGCCAACGCTTGAGGCAGACGATGCCTTAGGTATTTATGCTACACAAAACCCTGGTAATGTTATCTGCTCACCAGACAAGGACATGCGCCAGATCCCAGGTCGCCTTTTTGACATGTCAGAAATGATGAATGTGGAAAAGGACGAGGGAGCAAAGTGGCATCTTGTACAAACATTAGCAGGAGACCAAACAGATGGCTACGCCGGTTGTCCCGGTATTGGTGTTAAACGTGCAATCACCCTCTTTGAAGAAAAGGGGTATTCTTGGAAGGCTGTCGTTCAAGCGTTTGCTGAGAAAGATCTTTCCGAAGATGTCGCACTTGAAAATGCAAGACTCGCGAAGATCCTTACAGCATCCGACTATGACTTCGACAAGCAACAGCCCATTCTTTGGTCCCCCGCCGCCGATTATCGAATTGACGATGGAGCAGGATCTAAAGATGAGAAGGCTGACTGACCTTCTACCTGAGGCAGAGAAGGATGACATCATTACTGTTTTCCTTGCCCTGCAAAAACAAAACTTTGTCCTATCCAATACCGTAAGTAATCTAGTCAAAAAATGGCCGAATCACCCGAGCATTACACACGAGGATCGATAGAAGTCTGGGATTTTATCCGAGACCAGGATCTTAACTACCATCTTGGTAATGCTATTAAATATATTTGCCGAGCCGGTTACAAGTCTACTGAATCGAAAGAGGCTGATCTTAAAAAGGCTATCCACTACCTTCAAAATGAACTCTACCACACAACATTGTACATCGACCAGTCTGAGCGATCAAGCAATTCAATTCCGTTCAGCGTATGGGATTCAGAACAGCACGGACAACCGGACTATGCAACTGGCTTTGATCGCTGAAGAGTTTGCTGAATTTAAGCAAGCTGTCAGCCAAGAGCCGTACGAAGCTGAACTAAAAGAGCTAGCAGATCTCGTATATGTCTGCTTTCAGTATGCCGAAAATATGGAATGGGATCTAGAGGAAGCACTTGATCGTGTCCATAAATCTAACATGTCTAAACTTGGACTCGACGGTACACCTATCCGCCGTGCAGACGGCAAGGTCTTGAAAGGACCAAACTACAAACCACCTATCCTGAACGATCTCGTTAACCCATGACAACCTCTTATATCTCTCGCACGGGTCGTGTCCAGTCTTGGCTGGATGACCCCACTTCACGTTTGCCAGTGTCCTGTACTGTTTTCACCGTAGAAGACAGTATCGAAGGAGACAATGGAATTGAAGCAAGCTGGAAGTTCGTTTCTCACGCACTGCGTTTCGGCGCAGGGTGCGCAGTTCACCTTTCCAAACTGCGACCAAAGGGAACTGAAAACGAAAAAGGGCTAGTTGCATCTGGTCCTGTTAGTTTCGCTAAAATCTACAGCACTCTAAATGAAATCCTACGTCGCGGCGGGGTGTACAAGAACGGTGC